TGATAATGACAACGCCGAAGCTGATTACGACAATGCATATAAAACCAAAGTAGACAATACTTTACCTCAGCGCGCAGGCGCAGGTAAACAGGTTGCCGAAGATTCTAATATTCTTAAAAAGTCAATCACTGAAATTCTTGGCGTTAATAAAAAGAAAGAAGATAAGAAAGATGACGAATCAATGGAAGAAAGGGTAACTTGTCCTAAGTGTGAAGGCAAAGGTTGTGACCATTGTGACGGTAAAGGCTATCATATCAAAGAAGGTGGTTGTTCAGACGATACTTTAAAAGCAGAAAAGAAACCTGTTAAGAAAGCAGAAACTAAAGAAGAAAAAGTTGATGCAGCAGACAATAAGGATTCTTTGGAGCCTGAAGCAAAGCCAATTAAAAAGCCAAAGGTATCTCCAACTTCTGTTTCTATTAAAGATTCAAATGGTAAAACAATTTCATTAACGTTCAAAGAGATGTTAGATAAAGTTTCTACAGAGGAAGAATTGCTTGAGAGTCCCCAACAAGAAATTCCAATGATGATGAAACAGCTAAACTTTATTTGCTACGCTTCACAAGAAATTGAAGAATACCTTGGAGAAGGACAGGATCCTGAAGAATGGTGGCAAAACAAATTAGCGGAAGTATTCTCAAATGTTAAATCATTGTATGCTTATGCTAAAGGTGATTCAATGGTAAATGGTCGACCTCTTGGAGCAGCAAAGATTCTTGCTCGTGCAGGTTACGGTGAATCAATTGAAGCAGGATCATTTGAACTACAAAACAAAACTTCGGTTGAAATATCAGAAGAAGATGCTGATTTATTAAATAGAATGTTCGAAGAATTAACAGAAACGAATTCACAGGATATGTATGGCGTTATGGTTGCTGATGAAGCAGGCTTTGCAGAAATCCTTGATTTTGCTAAGGAGAACTTATCATGAATTTAATTACAGAATATACAGATCATTCCGTAGAAGTAATTACCGAAGCTAAAGACGACGGTAAAAAGAATTACTTTATTGAAGGTATCTTTATGCAAGGCGATATTAAAAATCGCAATGGAAGAATTTATCCAAGTAAAACGCTTGAGACCGAAATGGGTCGTTATCAAAAAGAATTTATTGAAACAAAGCGTGCACTTGGAGAACTAGGTCACCCTGATGGTCCACAGATCAATGGGGATCGGGTTTCCCATCTTATTACTGAGATGAGACGCGACGGCAACGATTTTTATGGTAAGGCTAAGATCTTATCAACACCTATGGGGGAAATCGTCAAGAGCCTATTAGACGAAGGAGTAAAGATCGGGGTTTCAACTCGCGGTCTTGGTTCGGTCAAGGCAGGTAGAGATGGAGTTATGGAAGTCCAAAAGGATTTTCATCTTTCTACTGTTGATATTGTTACTGACCCTTCAGCACCAAATGCGTTCGTAAATGGTATCATGGAGAACGTAGAGTATTACTACGACATTGCTTCAGGAAATTGGAGAGCTCAAGAAGCTATCGAAAATATCCAAGAAGAAGTTGAGAAAAAAATCAATCACGTGGTAAGAACTATTGATGAAGAGACGGCAACAAGAATGTTTAAAACATTCGTCCAATCTTTGAGAAACTAAATTTTTATAAATAAATAAAGTAAAGTTTATTATAAACATATTTGTAAGTTAAAAACAAATTTAAAGGAGAAAATAAATGGAAAACGTAGAAGAAAAATTCGTTTCCGACGATGGTATCTCAGAAGTACCTGCTGCTGTAACACCTGAAGGTGGAGAAGGTAAAAAGGACAAACTGAAGAAGACCACTACTGACGAGCCTAAAGGCGCAGTTGATGCCAAGAAAGTAATTCCTGGTCAAGGCGATGCTGGTAAGCCTGTTCCTACTGCTGAAGAAACTGAAGTTGACGCTGAAGTTGAAACCGTAGAGGAAGTAGTTGTAGAATCTTCAATTGAGTCAATCATTGAAGGAGAAAATCTATCAGAAGAATTCAAATCTAAAATATCTTTAGTATTTGAAGCAGCATTAAACGAAGAAGTAAACAAAAGAACTGAGACAATTCGCGAAGAATTAACTAAGTCTTTAGACGAATCACTTGAAGAAGCAGTTACTGAGAAATTAGATACTGTTACTGAAAACGTTGATAAGTATTTAGATTACGTTGTATCTGAATGGATGTCTGAGAATGAAATCGCAATCGAATCTGGAATTAAGGTTGAGATGGCGGAATCATTAATGTCAGGTCTTAAGAACTTATTCGTAGAACATAACGTTAGCGTTTCTGAAGAAACTGTTGATGTTGTGGAAAACTTAGAAACAACTGTATCTGAATTGGAAGGGAAAGCCAATGATCTAGTAAACGAGAATATCGAATTACAAAAGACTATTGCCACTTTTAAAGCAGATCAAAAATTTGACGAAATTTCAGAAGGACTATCTGTTAATCAGGTAGAACGTTTGAAAGTATTGTCTGAAAAGCTTGACGTTGAAGATATCGATGCATACGCAGAGAATCTTTCAGTAATCAAGGAATCATTCTTCAGTGATAAGCAGATTGTGGAATCACATGACGTCCAGGAAGAGAATGATGAAATTATTCTAGAGGAACAGGAAGTATCTAAACCAACTTCTGATTACACCTCTATTAATGCTCTAGTTGAAGCTTTCAACACTAAGAAGTAATTAGAATAATTAATTTGGTTTTATAAATTAAATTTTAATTTTAAATAAAGGAGATCCAAAATGGATAACTATACAAGACTAGTGGAAAAGTGGGAGCCTATCTTAGCGCACGATTCTTTTTCACCAATCACTGATAATCACAGGAAAGCAGTTACAGCTACTATCCTTGAAAATACAGAAAGGGCTTTGGCCGAAACTGGTGACTTATCAGCAAATATGACTTCTTTGCTTTCAGAAGCACCTGCTAACGATGCCGGAACCGGCGGATTTGGTGGAGGTTCTACTGCAACTGGTCCTACTGCTGGTTACGATCCAATTCTTATCTCATTGGTAAGACGTGCTGTACCTAACATGATTGCATACGATATCTGTGGCGTCCAGCCTATGACTGGTCCTACAGGACTTATCTTTGCAATGCGTGCTAAGTATGCATCACAAGCTGGTACTGAAGCATTATTCAACGAAGCTGATACAGACTTCTCTGGTGCAGGTACTCACGCAAATACTTTACCTGGTGGCTCTGTCACTACTGGTACAGGTATGGGAACAACTGAAGCTGAAGCCTTAGGCGACGGTAACGGTACTAACTATGCAGAAATGGCCTTCTCAATCGAGAAAGTAACTGTTGCTGCTAAAACACGTGCTCTAAAAGCAGAATATACTACTGAGCTTGCTCAGGACCTTAAAGCTGTTCACGGACTTGACGCTGAAACTGAATTGGCTAACATTCTTCAAACTGAAATCTTAACTGAAATCAACCGTGAAGTTGTTAGAACAATTTATGATACAGCTGTTGTCGGTGCTGCCGCTGCTGCAACTCCAGGTACTTTTGACCTTGACGTTGACGCAAATGGTCGTTGGTCTGTTGAGAAGTTTAAAGGTTTAATGTTCCAGATTGAGCAAGAAGCTAACGCAATTGCTAAAACAACACGTCGTGGAAAAGGTAACGTTGTTATCTGTTCTTCAGATGTAGCCTCTGCTTTACAAATGGCTGGTGTACTTGACTACACTCCTGCTTTGAACAGCAATACTCTTGAAGTTGATGACACAGGCAATACTTTTGCTGGTGTTCTTAACGGACGTTTCAGAGTATACGTTGATCCTTTCGCAGGTGCTAACTACTTAGTAGTTGGTTATAAAGGTTCATCTGCATTTGATGCAGGTTTATTCTACTGCCCATACGTTCCATTACAAATGGTTCGTGCGGTTGGTGAGAATAGTTTCCAACCAAAAATCGGATTTAAAACTCGATATGGTATGGTTGCGAATCCTTTTGCTCAAGGAGCCACTCAAGGTTCTGGCGCATTGACTGCTGACGTTAACAATTACTACAGAAAAGTTACAATCTCTAACTTATTCTAAGTATCGTTAAAAAAAGAGTTTAGGTCAACTAAACCACAATTAAAAGTTCTTCGGAACATTTGGGCAACCCTTCGGGGTTGCCTTTTTTATGCAGCGCAGTTTAACCTGCCCTCTGTTCAAACTGTTCATCAATAAAGTGTTCTAACTGTTCTCCTTCGAGACCCAGTGCTTCACCTTCTTCTTTTAATTGCTCTAATGCAATTTCATTCCAATGACAACTCATATTACACCTCCATGTAAAGCTTCAAACCTTTCTTCGGTTATGTGGATTAATATTTCATCTCTGTCGTCGTCAGCATGTAATCCTGTTTCGATGACAGCATCTATAAT